GTGATGCTGTCGATGCTGCTGGTGCCACGGCGGATAGGCGTGTCGAGTACAACTGTGTTGTCGTCGGCCAGTGGTTTCACGTCTGGTTGTTCGGTGGTTTCAAGTTTCACGTCGGGTTGCTCAGTGGTTTCAGTCTTCATGGGTAAAGCTCCTGGTGATTGAGTGAGTTAGCGATCGAGGGAGGGATCATTGACCGATGGCCTTGCGCTGTTTCTCCAGCATGTCCACGCCGCCGACTTTCTCGATGAAGTTGAGCAAGTCGATTTCGATGATGTCCTCGTTATCGACGGTCAGCTTGTAGTAGGTGCAGGTGGTGGTGATGGAGTGTTCGGTGTCTTCACCGGGCTGGGCGTCGCCCATTTCCATGGTTTCGTGACGGCCGCGTACGGAGATTTCCACTGCGCTGACTTCCCCGGTGTCGTCCTGCTCATAAGCGCCGGCAAAACGCATCGCAATGCCCGACGCATTCACCGCGCCGAACTGCTTGAGGACGATCAGATCGAGGCCGCCGAGCTTCCATTCCAGCTGGATGCCGTCGTCGGACATGCCCAGGTCAGCCTTGACTGGGCCGTTCATCCCGCCGCCGCGATAGGCTTCCATCTTGCGGCCCAGGGCGGGCAGGGTGAGCGACTTGGCTTTGCCTCTGTAAAGGTTGCCGTCGTTGAACAGGTTCATGTTTTTCAGCTTGTGGGGCAGGGCCATGGCGGTGGTCTCCGGGGTTATGGCACGGGGTTAACTCCCCTCGCGGGGAGGCCCGGTTTAAGCGTTGACTGCGGCGGCGAACTGCATCAGGTAGCGGTCGGTGATGCGCTGACGCAGGGTGAGGTCTTCCAGGGGCGGCACAGGGGTGTAGTCGTAGTCGAGGGTCAGCTTGCCGGCCTTGAGGGTGTCTTTGTCGTTGATGTCTTCCGGGTACCAGCACTGGCCGCCGATCAGATAACCCTGGGCAACCAGCTCGCGGATTTTTGCGTTGATCCCGTTGATGATGTCTTTGACCAGGGACGCGTGCAGCGGCTTGTCCATAGCCCACATGTGCGCCTCGGCCATGGTGTCGGCCAGGATCTGCGCGGTACGGGTGTAATTTTCGAAGGCGAACAGCGGATCGTCGCTGCAGGTGCGGCTACCCCAGAAGCGGAACCCGCCTTCGTTGATGAGGGTGGTGACCTCGTTGCTGTTGAGGTAGTTGGCGTCGGTGGCCGGGTTTTGCAGATCCCAGAACACGTCGGCGCTGATCCCGGTCACGCCGTTGACGGCGACGTTGGAGATGGTTTTGTGCCAGCCGATGTCTTTGTCGATCAATGCCCGCAGGCCCAGCGCACGGGCTACTGCCGACGCGGTGACGGTGGCGTTGGTGACAGTGCTCCAGTTCATAAACTCTGGCCAGATCACCATGACTTCACGGGCGCCGAAGTTCTCGCGGTAGGCGACCACCTCTTCCTTGGTTTTGCAGCCCCACGCACTGACGTAGGCGAAGGCGCGCAGGTCCTTGGCGATCGATTCAATGGCGGTGGCCACCGGTTGGCTGTCGAGACCTGGCACACCGAGGATGCGCGGCGTCATGCCCACACGGGCCTTGGCGGCGAGCAGGGCTTTCATGCCGGTGTACTTGCCGTCGGCGGTGGTAGTGCCAATCAGAGCGCTGGTGGTGGCGGCTTCGTCTGCACCTTCCTTCACTCGCACCACGATGGTGTAGGGCTTGGTTTGGTCGGCGATGGCCTGCAGGCTCTTCGCCAGGGTGCCTTTGACGCCGGCTTTGGCGATGGCGGTTTGCACGTTGGTAAGCAGGACGGGGGTGTCCAGCGGAAAGGCGAGTGGGTCCGCATCCTCAGCCGTACATACCAGGCCGATGACTGCGGTTGCGATGGTGCGAATGGGGCGGGTGCCGTCGTTGAGTTCGAGAACCCGCACGCCGTGGAGATAGTCTGAACCGGCCATGGGTGGTTGCCTGCGCTGTGATGGAATGACAGTGCACAGGCTGCCGCGCGCGCGCCGGATGGGCGAGCGGCGGGAGTTGTAAGAAGCGGGGCTACAAGGGGCGCCGCGCTTTTGTGAGGATCACTGTGCTTGATCAGCGATCCAGGTAGGTGCTGTTGGACGATGCTCGCTATCAGGGAAGTTCGTCGATTGCGGCCAATCACGCAGTTGCTGCATGTAAACCAACAGTTCAGAGAATTGATTGCCCGACAACGTTGTATCCCCGCCCAGTTCCTGCTGATCACGGTGACGCTCACGCAACCACATGACCGAGGACAATTCAGCGTCGCGCCACTTGCGCTCTTGCACTGCAGGATCAGGGACCACTACAGGCGGATCAGTTAAATAGGGCATACCCTGTTCGTCATGAGCGCGAATCTTTCCAGGCGCGGGATTACCAATCACCTCCAAATAAACTTCCTCGGTGATCTCCAAGATGTCCTTCGGCATGTTCTTACCATGTATATAAGGCAGGTAAGTACACCCGGTAGAGGGACTATAAAAGCGCGGCATGATTATCTCCATTGCTCATGATCAGTAGCCTATAGCGAGCCATACGCCCGAAAAGTTAGTTGCCGTGTCGGCGTAAACCCACTGGTTCTCGATCTGGAAAGATGTTTTGCTAATGTTCGCAACACCATAAGACTGGCAATGGTTCGCTACGGCCGCGCCCGACCTGTAATTTGCCAAAGCAACAAAACAAGCGGTCGGGAATTCTAGCTGATAGCTCACGGTGAGGCGCCCATCGTTGGGAACAGGAGCCGAGGTGCCCCATTGAATAACCAAACCACCCATCCAGCTCGGTAAAGCGAAATAGCCATTCGGCTGGAAGCTGAACGCCATACCCTTGCGTAGCTTCTTAGGCGTGGCCACCACATAGTCGACGCCGCCGTCGGTCATCAGCGCATCAGTGGCGACTTTCATTGTGCCTTGATTCGTCTCAGTCGCTAGCGCGGTCTTTGCGTCTACAACCGCCTGAACAAAGGCGCAGTTCGCAATGTACGTACCCGCATACCCTACGCCCTGGGTTGGAACTACCGTATTGGTTGGAATGGCCGGTACGTAAAGCTCCATGGCGACCGTAAGACGGCCCGCATAGGAATACGTCATTTCTGGCCCAGACACGGTATTGTCGGAATTCACCGTCCGCCATGAGAACCCCCCGACACCAGCCCCTTTATTGCAAATAAATTGCATGGTCCCAGTGACTGCGGCCCCCCAACCGATATAAGCGCCAGGATTGCTATAACCAGTGACCTCAGAGAAAACAGATATCCCCGAAAATTTCGGATTGTAAGCACCGCCATTTACCGGAATATACACAGATGGGTCAAAGTTCCCACTATCCCAAGGGGTATTACCAGCAAACGTAGGGCGCTTGTTAAACGACACTTTCCCAGTGGCGCGACCCACATCGAACGCACTAACTTCGCTGGTATCTGTTAACCGAACGATAAACGACCATACACTGGCATCGTGACCAGTTCGGTAGTATGAATACGCTAAATCAGCGCTATAAAAATTAAAACCGGATCCCAGCTGCACACTCAAGCCCTGCTTGGCGATAACTACCTGATCAAAGGTATTATTCGTCAGCGTGCGACCATCAGTAATACCAGCACCGGCCAGCGTAGTCGGATTCGTGCCCGCAATAACGCGACCGAGCTTGTCCACCGTCAAGCTACGATAGGTTCCAGCGGCTATGCCCGTGCGCCCTGCTACCACTTCAAATGTCAGCGCAGTGGTGCCCAATGCAATCGGCGCATCAGTAACCAACTGCCAAACGCTGTCGCCGTTGGCCGTGCCCTTCTCAACGCTGACAAACAGCCCCGGTGTCACCTCGACGCTGGCATCTGCATCTTGGGCACGCTTCCAGGCACCGTTGGCCGGTACGACATAGATGCCGTTGTCCTTCGCCTGGGCCTGGTCCTTGACTAAAACCCGCGCATCCGCTGCCAACAACACACCGTCGACCGTCTGGATTCCACTCAGCGCGATGTTTGCCGTGGTGGCCACCAACACCGAGTGCTTGAAGTCCAGCCGTGCCAGAGCCTCAACGACGGAGGTGTCCACGTATTCACGCGTCGCCAGCACTCCGCTCGGATCGATCTTCAGCTCGATGTTGCTGGTGCTGCTGACGATCAGGTTGATCCGAATCACCTGCGTCCGGCCGGAACCCTGGGCCAGCAGTGACTTATAGGTGGGTGCACAGTTGGCAACTGCAACCATATCGCCGTCCGCGTCGTACAGCGCCAGTTCACGCACCCACCAACCGCCAACGTTCTCCGGGATGATCTGCTCGGCGATGATGACGCTGGCGTTGGTCGGGTCCACCTTCACCTGGTTGAGCGGGGCGCGTCGGCGTTCGTTGATCAGCTTGGTTTGGGTGCGGCTGGGGATTGGGTCCGTGCCGTTGGCATCACCCACACCCATCTGGGCGAAGGTCCAGGACGTACCAAGGGCGGCGGCGTTGGCTTGCTTGGCTTCGCCGACAGCGGTGAGGATCGCGAAGAATTGGCTGTTTTGGTCGATCATGAGTAGATGTCCATCGTGTCGATATGATGTTCGCGTCCACCGAGGTGAAACGCGCCGCTGACGTCAATGTCGCGCTGTGTCGGTGGGTAAACGCTGAGTTCGTCGCCTTCGTACACGCAGGCGCCGACGAATACGGAACCGGTGCTTTCCAGGCTGATAGCCAGGCCGGTCAAGTGTCGGGTGAGGGGCTTGGCGTCATCGATCAGCCAGGTCAGCTCCAGGTACATTTCTTCGGTGATGCCGGTGTCTAGCACGCCGATCTACAAGGCGAAGGTGGCAGGCACGCCTTCTGGCACGGTCTGCCACCACTCCAACACCTCAATCAGGTAGCCCAGCGGCTCCACCACGCGGCGCAGGGCGCCGATGGTGCCTTTGTGCGCGTGGATGTAGCGAGATGAGCGAATGGCTGCGCGCTTGGTGGCTTCGGTCCAGTTGCTGTCCCAACGGTCGACGGAGAAGGCCCAGGCCAGGTAGGGCAGCACGCTCACCGGACATTTGTTCGGATCGCACAGTTGACGCAGTGGAATCGGCACACGCTGAATCTGCGCCAGTGCTTGCGCGGCTTCGCGCTCCAGAAGTGTGGAGTTCCCTGGCAGCAATTGCTGGGCGCCCATTACTCGGCACCCCGCGTGACAGTCACACCGGTGCAGTAGGGCGCCTGGGCCTTGGTAGCGACGATATCGACCCAGTTTTCCAGTACGACCTTGCGCACACCTTCGACAAACAGTGCGGCGTGCAGGGCCGATTCCGACACCTCCATCGCCAGGCGCCGACGTTGGCTGACGTATGCCAGCAAGCGCTGTTCAGCAGCGGCAATAATCGGTTCTGACTCGGGGCCGCTGGTCAGCAGATAAAGCTTGGCTTTGACCTGGTAGCGAAGGATCTGCGCGCCCTGCACCGTCAGGCGGTCACCCACCGGCCGGCGGTCATCGTCGCTCAGGTAGGTTTTGACGGCGGCGATCAGGTCCGGTGGTGCGGTGCCATCGCCAAGCAGCGATTGAACAGTGACCACTGCAACGGCAGGGGATGGACTTTCAGCCGTGGCGTCGGCAACCCGACCGTCAGCGCCTCGGGCGTGGAAGATGTAGCTGTTACGCGGTCCGGCGGTGCTCAGCCCTTCCCAGAACATTTGCGCACGCTCGCGCAAGCTGTCGTCGCTCTCCATGATCCTTGCGACTGGGGGTACCGCCAGGGGCTTGGCTTCCTGAACCACCAGGCGCTGGACATTGAAGTTGCCCGCCAGTTGGTCCAGGTCGGGGCCTTTGGCCAGGGCCAGCAGGTTTGCGATCGACGCTTCATTGACCCGCTGACGCCAGATGGTTTCGCGGTAGGCGTTCTCTTGCAGCAGCTTGGTCAGGGGTTCGGATTCCATTTCGAGGCGCGCGGCAATCTCTGCCTGTTCCTCGATCGGCGATAGGCTGATCATGTAGGCCTTGCGCTCGGCCAGGATCACTTCGAAGTCGATCTGCTCGACGATCTGCGGCGCCGGGAGCTGGCTGAGGTCAATCGCGGCAAAGGAGTTCATACACTGCCCCCCAGTTGCAGCGGCAGGCTCATGCTCAACGGCTCGTTGGTGTCGACGATGGTGCCTTCCAGCTCCAGCACGGACTGACCTTGAAGGTTCGCGCCGAGAAACTGCACACGGCTTAGGCTGATGCGGGTTTCCCAGCGCATCAACGCCATGACGGTGCCCGCGTAGACACGCAGACGTGTAGCGTCGTTGAAGGGATGGTCGACCAGCTCTGGCAGTAGGCTGCCGTACTCGCGGCGCATCACTCGGGTGCCGATGCGGGTGGTGAGGATGTCCGTAATGCTCTGGCCGATGTGGCCCAGGTCGCTGATGGCGCCGCCGGTTTCTCGGTTCATTCTGGTTTACCCGTCTTCGCGCCGCCCACCAGCACGCCGCCGTGCAGATGCTTGACCAGGCTGATAGTGGCCGCGACCACGTCTTCGGAGACTGTCACTAGGCCGACCACGTTCTGGTTGCCGGTTTGGTTGTAATCGCCCTGGTGATTGATCGGCCCGATGATGTTGATCCCGCCCTTGCTCACCAGGCTGGTGGTGCCGTTGTCGGGGAGGGTGGCGCTCAGGTGATGCTGGACACTGTCGTACTCGATCACCGCACCGTCGGCGTAGGTGCGACGGTGCAGGCCAGCGCGTTTGCCGTTGGCGGGGATGTGGTCGCTGAACAGGCCCGTTAAGACGACACCGTTGGCGAGCTGGCCGGATGGGCTGAACAGGATCACCTGTTCGCCTTCGGTGGGCGGGTCCCATTCCTGATCAGCACCGGCACGTAGGGCGAGCCACGGCAGCCAGGCGGTGGTCAGTGAACCGGTTTTTACCTGCACGCGCGGGGGTTTCATCTGCACGGCGGCGATGACGCCGAAGCGGATGAGGTTTTCGAGCATGCGGGAGAGGGCGGCGAAGTCGTTCATGGCGCCGATGGTGGCGTTGCGCGTGCGGGAGTGCAGCCTTGAAGTGTTGTAAAACACTTCGGTACAAGCTGATGCAGTTTATATGGAGTTGTCGCTAAGATTTCTGCACCATGCACCTATCCGATGATGAAAATGAGGTAGGTCTGGAGATGGAAATTAATCCAGTTTTGCTGGGGAGTTACGTATCAATAGTGAGGGACGTGGTTGTAACAATTGCGGCAGTAATAACTGCAACCATCGCCATTAAGGGGCTGCGGGCTTGGAAGCGAGATTTAGTCGGAAAAGAGTCTTATGAAGCAGCAAAGTCTCTTGTATACCAAAGCCATGTCGCGGCAAGGGCAAATAGTAAAGTTCGTTATCCGATCAGAGAACACGAACGTATGGTGTTCACAAAAGAGCATATCGAAAATACTACAGAGGCTGAGAGATGGCGTATGTCTGAGGCCGCCGCATACCGCAATAGAATAAAAGAGTACTCGGAGGGGTATCTCGGGTTTTATGACGCGCTGCTCAGTTTTCGAGTGATAGCTGGTAGTCAGGTTTATCAAGCGTTCCTCCCCTTCCAAAAGGCGCTAGAGCGTCCATTGGATGAAGTGAACTCCTACCTCGGTTTACTTGACGATAACTCGATTGCTATAACTGCTGATTCTGAAGAGGTAGTGCGGCTTAGAGGATTTGTTAACTCATATGATGGTGAGTTGGATAAACATACGTTATCTGTTGGAGAGGCAAGGGAACAGGGGGAGTTATTCTTGTTGCCGTACTTACACAGAAAGTCGATCTCTAAGTAGTCAAATGTGTCAACAGGCTGTCACGTATAAGATCAATATCGGCCTCGGAAAAACCAAGCACCTCTCGCTGTTCATAACGTACTTCAGGGGCATCTCGTTCCGCGCGGTCCTTCAAGCCGTATTGGTGGACTTTGGCAATCCGGGCAATGCGCCCGGTGAAGCCAACCGTCACTGCATTGCTGTCACCCCGGACCTTCAGGTACGAAGCAGTCCGCAGCTTCTTGAACATCGCCAGCTTCCGCTTAACCCGCCCTTGCTTCCCCCGCAGGTCTCGCTGCTTGCGCGGCGCATACTTGCTCCCGTCTGGGTTCTCCTGCGCCATCACCCGCTTCTGCTGACTGCGGCGCAGCTCTTGCCCAATACTCCGGGCCAGCTTGCTGCGCTCCCCTGGCTCCAGCCGATCCAGCAGCACCGCCGCCCAGGTCTCCAGCGCCTCCAGGTTACTCACCATTAGGCACCTGCCACTCACTGGTATTGCCCTGCGCTCCAGGCTTCCAGTTCCGATCGAGGTAGCCCACCACGTACTGCGGCTCGTTCGGGTGCTTCACGGTGGTGTTGCCCTGATCATCATTGCCGACGACAACCTTCTCTGTCAGCGGTAGGGTGATGCTGAGGTCCACTTTGTCCTTGTCGAGGATGTCGGCTTCGAACTGAATACCGTCTTTGACCTTGTCCAGATTCTCCAGCAGCTCAGACTGGTTGACGCTGAGCCAAGCCAGAACGGGCAGGAACACGCTGTCAGGGTGTCCGGCGAACTCGGTGAGGATGATCTGCAGGTCGAAGCTGTATTCAAACGACAGGCTGTGTGCGGCAGTGCAACGGACCTTGCCGTTGTCGATGAAAATCAGCAGTCGGTCGGGGTCGTGCTTGAAGTCGGCGACGGTGGCCAGGAGGTGAGCGCGCAGGCTTTCGGGCTTGTTCATGGGTTGGCCTGCTGGTGTTTGTAGACCATGTCGACCTGGGCGGCACAGTCGGCCCAGGCAGCTTCGGTGCGGTCCTGGTCGGTAAGTTGATCGCCGTTACTGCGTGGGCTGGTCGCCGGCAGCACGCACGGCACCACGGCCGGACAGCCAGTCACGATAAGCGGCGGAGCCGGTGAGGGCGGGACGCTCGCGCAACCGGCGAGCAGCGTCAGGCAAAGGCTGATCAGCCCAGTTACGTAGTTCCTCGTTTTCACGTTTCAGCTCCTCTATGGTTCGCTCACGATTCGCCAGGCCCTGGCGCAGTTGGTCCTGCTGGTTGCGCAGCTGGCTCTGTGCGTCACGCTCCTGTTTCAGGGTGCCTGTGAGGGTGTTGACGGTGGCAAGGTTGCGGTCAGCATCATCTTGGGCGGTCTTGGCCGCAGCTTTCGCCAGATCGGTTTTGCCTTCAGCGACGTCGATGCGCGCTTCCTGACCCCATATCAGCAGCGCCAGTGCACCGATAAGGACGATGCCGTACAAGGCCTGACGAAGGGGGCTCACGCGCGGTACCAGTCGAGTTTGTTCATGGCGGCGGTGTCGAGTTGCTTGATCGGGCCACGCA